TTTAAAAACTAGATCAATGCAAGAGACTAGGGATATCCCTGGTATTCCAAGTGGAATTAAAGTCCTTGATAAATCTTTTGGAGGCTGGCAACCGGGAGACTTCGTAGTTCTCTTAGGCTGGACAGGTGTCGGAAAGAGTTTTATTGCTCGCCTATTTGCAGCTAATGCTTGGAGGGCTGGCTACAGACCGTTGATTATCTCGCTGGAAATGAATAAACAGCAAGAGGGTCAGAGGCTTGATACGCTTTTAAATAATGGGGAAGGTCACTTTACCAATACCGACCTTGTAAAAGCCAATAGGGGCATTGTGGACTCGTATGAGAGGTGGGCAGAGGCAACCTTTGAGGGCAAGCACCCCATTTATTTAGTCACATCAGAGGGGCTGGAAACTGCCGACCAGAACATGGTTCAAGCTAAGATTGACCAGTACCACCCTGACATGGTTATCTTGGATTATCATGGCTTATTTGATGATGCAAGTGGAGCAAAAAACGAGACAGAAAAGGCAAAGAACTTGTCAAAGGCTTTTAAGCGTATGGCTGTCAAGAATGGTATTCCAATCATCGATGTTGCTGCAGTAACAATGTCAGAAGGTCACTCAGAAAGACCACCGGAACTTGAGGAAGTAGCGTGGAGTAAGCAACTAGCTTATGACGCAGACCTCGTATTAGCAATTCACCGTGAATATAACTCTGATGTATTTCAGGTTGTGTCAAGAAAAGTAAGAAGATCAACACATTTTGGTTTCTATCTAAGATGGAACCTTGAGACAGGGAAATGGGCAGAAGAATGGGATCTATAATTCCAAAAAAGTATATAATGGGAGAGGCTGAGGACATTGAGACTATCGTTAGACTCAGACCTTGGATTGAAGATGAATGGAGAGACTCTTATGGAGAATTTTCTAACACTAAACTTATAACTGACTATGATGCAAAATCGAATATATTCAAATTCAAATTACATTTCTTCAAGTAACCTAGAAAAAAATATCAGAGAACTCTTTGATAATTACAATATCCATATCCACAGTGAGGGTATGAATGAGATAAACATATTTTGTCCATTTCATAAGAACATGCACAGCCCTGCTTTTTACATAAACTTAAAAACAGGCCTATGGCAATGCTTTAATCCGTCTTGTGGAAAGAAAGGTAATTTTAGACATTTATACAAGCATGTAACTGGAAAACCTTTTACTAAAGATATTAAACTTGATCATCTTGCATTACAGAATAATATTGATAGAGATTTGAATTATGAAGAAGGTGAAAAGGATCAGTTAAACATTTCAGATATTGAGATAGACTATAGCAATGATGAAGATGTTGCAAAACTATTAACAGTTTCTGAAAGAGGACTGGATGTTGAAATCTTAAAGTTTTTTGAGGTTGGATATTCAAATACAAAAGAGAGAGTTGTTATCCCTGTTCGGGATACACAATATAAGCTAGTAGGCTTTATTGGCAGAGCAATAAGAAGCGAACAAGACCCACGTTATCTATATAATAAAGGGTTTAAAAGAGCGGATGTTTTGTTTAACATACAGAACGCAAAACATCATAATTCTTGCATTGTTGTTGAAGGAAGTATTGATGCAATGTTCATTCATCAAGCCGGATATCCCAATGTCGTTGCAACGCTAGGAGCGAAAGTCTCTGATTATCAGTACAAAATAATGAAAAGATACTTCGATTCAATTATTATTTTTTCTGACAATGATGAGGCAGGAGAGCATATGAAGCATGCTATACTAGAGGCCTGTAGCGGTAAAGAGCTATACACAGTGGAATTGCCTGCGGACAAAAAAGACGCAGGAGAGATGACACAAGAGCAAATAATAAAAGCAATAACAAACAAAACAATACATATATAGGAGATATAAATATGTTTAAAACAGTAAAAACACTATCAGAGCTTGAAAAAGCAGTTGCACCTGCACAGGGCGCAAATAAAACTGGTACTAAGAAGTACCTAACAATCCAAGCGGGAGAATCTATCAAGGTTCGCTTTCGTCAAGAGTTGACTGAAGACGCTAAGAACTACGATGAGAAGTTCGGGACTGGGGTAATGATTCCAGTTATTACATCACCAATCAATTGGAAGTGGAGAGCAGCCTCTACAGCCGGACTTGAGAAGTTTGGTTTCCGTTGTTGGGGTTCTGAGCAGACTCACAAAGATAAGGCATGGAAGCCAAAGACTCACTTGGTCATCAATGTTGCTATTGAAGTTGAGCCAGGAGTTTGGGAACCACGAATCATTGACACAACATTCAACCAGCGTCATATTGGTGCAATCCTTATTGAATACGCAAAGGAGTTCGGTAGCATCACCGATAGAGAATATAAGTATTCTCGTCAAGGCTCAGGTGCATCAGACACCAACTATAGCCTTATTCCATTGAGCGTTTCAGAAATGCCAAAGGACATTGCAGAGTTGCCAATGCATGATCTTGACAATGTGTACCTAACATTGTCATACGAAAAGCAGGAGCGTTTCTTCACAACTGGCGAAATCTCAAAAGACGAGTGGTAAGCCGATAAAGAAGGGAAAGGCGCAGGGGGGAGAAATCTCCCCTGTTTGCTTTTATTATGAATAAAATAATTGTATTAGATTTAGATGGTGTCATTGCAGACATAGAATCATCAATTGAAAATTATATAACAGGAACTGGAACGCCGGATTTTGTAGATTATACTGATTGGCTAATTACCGATAATAGCGACAAAGACGCTTTAGAAATGTTTAATAATAAGATTTTTTGGGAAGACATGCTTCCATATAAAGATGCTTGGCATAAAGTAAATGAATGGTTTAGCGAAGGTGTTGATGTTCATATCGTTACAGCAAGAAGATGCGATGCTGCAATTAATGCAACTCAAGCATGGTTGGACAAATGGAAGATAAACACAATGATTCCTCATTTTTCAAATATAAATGAAAAGCACAATATCATTAAAGATTTGAACCCTCAATTTGTTGTTGAGGATAATCCAAATGAAGTTAAAATTCTTCTTGATAAAGGAATCAACACTTTCCTTCGCAAACAGTGGTACAATAAAAAATATTGGGACTTGCTCCCGACAGTAGAAAACCTATACGATTCAGAATTGAAAATAAATGACTAACTTTGTACACCTGCACTGCCACTCGGAATACTCGCTCCTTGACGGAATGTCTACACCACAAGAAATGGCTAGAACATCTAGTCGAAACGGTCAGTACGCTTCTGCGATTACCGATCACGGCACAATGGGCGGAGTCTTGAAGTTTCAAGATGCTTGCGTTAAGGAGAATGTTAAACCCATTTTTGGAATTGAGGCATACTTTGTGCCAGAGATTAAAGGTGACGGTGATGGAAAGCATGAGCGATTCCATTTAATCCTTCTTGCGAAGAACAATGAGGGATTGAAAAAGTTATTTAAAGCCTCAAGAACTGGCTGGACAGATAACTTCTACTATAAACCTCGAATGGACTTTGATCTACTAGAGCAGCTTGTAGACGATGATGTTATTGCGCTATCTGGATGTATGGGAAGTGCAATTTCAAAAGCAATTGACGCTAAAAACTACGACAGGGCAGAGCAGTTGTCGGAACGGTTTATCAAGATATTCAAAGATGATTTTTATTTTGAGATTCAGGCTTGGAATCCAAAGAATATCAATACTGGGCTAATTAACTTAGCAGAGCATTTTAATAAAAAGGTTGTTGCAACAGCAGACTGCCATTTTCCAACCCATGATGATAGAGGTTGCGAAGAAGTATTGCTTATGGTTTCGCAATATCCAAGCATGGGTGCAGCCGAAGAAAGAGTCGCTAAAGAAAACTCGTCAATTATTAATGACCCAAGCGCCAGCGTTGTTGACAAAATTAACAAGATGTACCCAACAAGGTCTTTAAGGTTTGATGAAATCAATCCGTACATGGCAGATGCCGATACTGTCTTTAGCTGGTTTGAGGATGCCGGTTATGGCAATGCTTCATTCTTGGAAAACACAATTGAAGTAGCAGAGAAATGCACTGCGAAGATTGAGAAAAGAAACAATCTTCTTCCTAAGTATTCTAAACTATTTAACTCAGATGATTATCTTCGTGAATTGACGGAGTTTGAATTGCAAAACAGAAAACTTGGTGATGATTATAAAGTCCGTCTTGAAGAGGAGCTTGGGATTATTAAACAGCTTGGCTTTTCAGACTACTTCCTGATTGTATGGGACTTGGTTAAATGGGCTGATACTAATAATATTGGTCGTGGAACAGGTCGTGGTTCAGTTGGTGGAAGCCTTATGGCATATCTACTTGATATATCAAAGGTTGATCCTCTTAAATATAACTTGCTGTTTGCACGATTCATTAACCCAGATAGAAACGACTATCCGGACATTGACTTAGACTTTGAAGATAAGCGCAGGCATGAGGTTAGAAACTATCTTAGGGATAGATGGGGTCATGACAATGTTGCTGCTATCACAACATATGGAACATATAAGCCAAAGTCTGCTGTCAAAGATGTTTCCAGAGTTTATCAAGTTCCTTTTCAAGAGATTAATGCAATCACTCCATACTTTGAGACAATTGAAGAACTTGAAACATCTGATAAAGGTAGAATATTCTGTAAGAAATACCCTGATGTTGCCAACCTGTCCAAAAAACTAGAGGGGCGTATCCGAAATGCAGGAATTCACGCTGCCGGAATGGTTGTGTCAGCAATACCATTAACAGATATTTGCCCAGTAGAATCTCGTAAAGATGTGAATGCTGGAATAAGATCGGTTGTAACTGCCTTTGATATGGAAGACGCAGAAGCAGTTGGGCTAATTAAGATTGACGTGCTGGGATTAAAGACAGTATCAGTTATCAAAGATTGTATATCAAAAATTAAAGAAAGAAAAGGAGTTGATGTAACAGATGAATCTCTTAAACTGGATGATCCTATTGTATTTAAGGCTATTACAGAAGGTAACACTGTTGGCGTATTCCAAGCTGATGCCGCCGCTTATAGGAATCTCATTGAAAGAATGGGAGTTGACAATTTTAATGACTTGGTTGTTAGCAACGCTCTAGTTAGACCGGGCGCTTTGCTATCACAAGGCAAGACTTACATTGACTGCAAGAAGGGAGAGAAGAAGCCTAAATATCCTCATCCTATTGTTGAAGATATCTTGCGAGAGACTTATGGTACAGTTATTTTCCAAGAGCAACTGATGCAAATGGCAGTACTTATCGCTGACTTTACTTGGTCAGAAGCAGATAAACTTAGAAAGATTATCGGTAAAAAGCGTGACGCTGCTGGCTTTGATCAGTACAAGGAGAAGTTTGTAAACAATCGCCATATCACAAAAGAAAAGGCTGAAAAGATTTGGTCTGAATTTGAAATGGCTGCTTTGTATATGTTTAACAAGTCCCATGCAGTTGCATATTCAATGTTGTCATATCAAACAATGTGGCTTAAGGTCAACTATCCACTTGAATTTACTTGGGCTTTGCTTTGCAATGAAGACGCAACGGACAAGATTACGGCGTATCTAATGGAAGCGCAGAGACTAGGTGTAAAAATCTTTCCTCCAGATATCAACGAATCTGATGAGTACTTTACTGTCGGGCGTGTAGATGGGGTAGACGGAATTAGATTTGGTCTTAGCAATGTTCAGGCTTGTGGTCGTACTGCAATTGACGAGATTATCTTAAAGCGACCTTTCTCTTCATATGATGAGTTTGTAAATAAATGCTCGAAGAGATCGGTTCGTGTTAATGTTAAAGATAACTTAGACAAGGTAGGTGCATTCAAATCAATCGGTTTTGCATCACAATACGAGCACGAAAGATACTTTCTACCAATTTTGGGCTTCCCTATCAATATTGTTTCAGACAGAAACGAAATGGATGAGTTCGTAGAAGACATTGCGAACTTCCATGAGATTCACTCTCCATTGACGATGGTTAAGGCTGTGGTGCGTTCTACTAAGAAAACGCCTCAATACCTGCGTATTGAATTTGAAGATGCCTCAGGCTCGGCTACGGTGTTTGCAGAGCGGGATACAGAGGTGGCCGTGAGAGACTATGTTTACGCATTGATTGGTGACCGGACACTTCATTCTTTTTGTGATGCATATAACTACATTGACACCCCATTGCATGAGTTTGTAAAACTGCAAACAAAGGCTGAGAATCACGACTATTCGTGGCTATATGAAACTGGGTTAGGGACTGTTACTGATGAAAAGACATTGCTTTACATTTTCCATACTCGCTACTTCACGACTCAGACTGGAAAGGATATGGCAAACTTATATTGTTGGGATGGAAAGCAAATATTTAAGATTGTTGTATTCCCTGGGGTCTTTGGTAAAGTTAAAAATATTATCAATAAAGGCTCATGGTACGCGGCAAAACTTGCTAAAATTGAAGATAAGAAAACTCTCACAAGACTTGATGCCTACAAGATTGAAAATGATAGGGCAATGATTCCAATTGAGAAGTATATAGAAATGAAAGGATTGGTAAATGATAGTTTGGTCGGATAACCAAATACCAAAATTTAGTGAAGGATACGGCTACACACCTGATCGGCTATGGGATTTTATTGGGGCAAGTGGATTGCCAATTCGTAGAAGCAAGCCCACAAACCATGATGAGATTGGGCGCATACAAGTGCCACCCGAACTTGCCACGATGCAAGGACTGGGCTTTGGCTATATGCAAAAAGATGACTGCACCAATGAAATTGTAATTAATCATTCTGTCCCTGAAGGCTTTGTTAAATCAAAGGTTTATTCTGTTGGTTTTACATTCTGGGAAACAAACAGACTGCCGGAAACTTGGGTTGATCTGTGTAATGAGATGGATGAAATTTGGACATGTAGTAAGGCAATGGAAGAAGTGTTCATCAGATCCGGCGTTAGGCGACCAGTGCACGAATTTAAACTTGGCGTTGACCCTAACATCTATTTCCCAGTGCTGAGAAGCCCCCATCCAAAATTTACATTCTTGTCTATGGGTTCACCGTCTAGTCGTAAGAACTCTCAAATGGCTATTGACGCATTTTTAAAACTATTTGAGGGCAATGACGACTTCCATTTAATTTATAAATCAAACGGTGAGCCAGACGCAAGAATATTCCGTGGTGATGAAATGTTTGGATTGAAACATCCACAAATTACCCTTATTGATGACGAAGTTTCACATGAAGAACTAGGTCGTATTTATGATATGGCTGATTGTTTAATCTATCCAACAAGTGGAGAGGGTTGGGGAAACATTCCATTCCAAGCAATTGGTAAAGGGTTGCCAACAATCTGTACGGATGTATTAGCTTGTAACGAGTTTGCCAGCATGTCAGTTCCTCTTGATTTTAAATGGAGCACATGGAAAATGCATGGTAGATATGATGGTTGTGGTCATTGGGCAGAGCCAAGTTTTGATGATTTATGCGACAAGATGCTTTATGTTGTTAATGCTTATGAAGAGGTCGCAAAAAAGACTTATGAGAGTGCATTGTACATTAACGAGAATATGACTTGGGAAAAGGTTTCGCAACCATATATTAAAAGAACTTGGGAAATAATGGAGGAACTGAAATGAAAATACATTATTTAAGTTGTCATTCCATATTGGAATATGATGAAGTCCAACTATTAACTGACTTAGGGCATGAGGTGTTCTCTAATGGTGCTTACCTTGATCCCAAAGGGCATATAACACTTCCACGACCCGCAATAAAAGGTGCTAAGTATTATGAAGACTATGCACACCTTGCAATGTCTAACCCCAAAACAAATCTTCCACCAGAATTGATTGAGCCTTTTGATCTCATAATCATCATGCACTCCCCAGATATTATTATTAATAACTGGGACAAGATTAAGCATAAGAAGGTTATTTGGAGAACCATTGGTCAATCCACTAATGGCATTGAAGCATCTTTGAAAAGAATGCGTGATGAGGGTTTAAAGATTATTAGATATTCGCCAAAGGAAAGGCATTTGTCTAACTATATTGGTGAAGACATACTTATTCGCTTTTATAAAGATGAAGACGACTTATCGGGGTGGACTGGCGAGAGTAATAATGTTGTTAACTTTGCCCAGAGTCTAAAAGGCCGGAGAGATCATTGTCACTACGATGAGATTATTCAGGTAATTGAAAAATTTAATGGGACAGTCTATGGTCCTGGCAATGAGGATTTATCCTCATACAATGGTGGTTCAATACCTTATGAATTACAAATTGAAAAGATGCAAAAAGCTAAGGTGATGGTCTATGGAGGAACTGCTCCTGCATCATATACCCTTTCTTTTATTGAAGCGCTAATGATGGGGTTGCCAATAGTTGCAATTAATAAAAGTATGGCTCATATTATTTATGACTTTGAGTTTTATGAAGTGGATGAACTCTTATCAAGTATTGACGGAATTGTGTGTGCAAGCGTAGAAGAGATGATTGGCAGAACTACGGAATTAATAGAAAATGATTTATACGCTAAACAAATTAGCGATAAACAAAGATTTCTTGCAATAGAAATGTTTGGCAAAAAGAAAATAATTAAACAATGGGAGGATTTTTTAAATGCAATATAAAGAAAATAAATTTACAACACCTTGGGGTGCAGAGGTAACTGCATTCACAAGAGAGGGAACAAATGACTGGAATACCCTATATTCATGTATAGTAGAAGATGAATATAATGTAGGAAGTTTGTCAGTTCCAACAGGGAGCGATACATATGCAGTTGATATTGGAGGGCATGCCGGAGGCTGCTCTTTAGCATTGCTTAGTCGTGGATTTAAAGTAATTGCTGTTGAGCCTTTGCCTGAAAACACCGATCTTATTATGAAAAATGTTGAAGCAAATGGATGGGAAAATAATTTTACTCTTCACAAGAAGGCAATTAATGAAGTATCTGGCAAGCAAGTTGTTTTGCGTTATGGCAATGAAGCAACAGAAAGTGGGGCACACCATCGCTTTATTGGGAATACAATTGATTCGTCAGAATGGCAGGAAAATCTCTGGACAGAGGGGCGAGAGATTAAAGTCAATACAATTAGTATTGATGATATTTTGAATAAAGTTGAAGAGGTTAGCATTCTTAAAATCGATTGTGAAGGTGCTGAGTGGAGCGCTTTTGCAGGGGCATCAGAAGATTCACTTGCAAAGATTAATAAGATTGTTGCTGAACTCCATGCTTTGCCAACAACAAAGTCAATGTACGAAGAATTCCATCAGTTAATTGGAAAAGATTTTAAAGACACAACTGATAAGCAGTTTGCTAATGTTGAAAATTATGAAACAATCGGTTTAGCATATTTTGAAAAACAATGAATGTTTTAACAGACTTTCACCATAATTCCCTTTTACGCTCCTTTGTTCTCTTATTTGAGAACAGACTTGGAATGAATGTTTATAGACCAATTGGATTAGATTGGTTTCATGAAGGTTATTGGGCTATTAATGACCAGTTAAGTACTGCTAAGCAGTTCCTAGACTTTGAAAATCAAATCATTGTTGATAACACTCCACCTCTTAATGTTATAAAAGATCAGTCAGATGGAATCTATAATGTTTATGACCCTGGCAATGTCTCTACTCATAAAGGTATAACATTAGAGTCATTTAAGAGTAGGAAATTTGATTATATCATCGCATCAATCCCTGAACACATTCCACTATTTCAAAGATTAATCCAAGAGTTTCAGCCTCAAGCTAAATTAATCGTACAAATTGGGAATAACTGGAATCCGGCCATATTTAGGGGTTTGAATGTTTTAGGATCCGTAAAGCCGGGCAATATTCAAGATGCAAATGTTATTTACTATCATCAAGAATTTGATACAGAAGTTTTTAAATTAAAAGAGCATAAAGTTTCTAATAACATAAGCAGTTATATTAATCTTTTGCAAGAATTGCCAATTGGATGGAAGGATTTTATCTATCTTGAAAGTCAATTAAAAGAATTATCTTTTAAAAGTTATGGCGGTCAATGTCGTGATGGGAATATGAATGGCGCTAATGAGATGGCAGATTCAATGCACAATGATGATTTTGTCTTCCATGTAAAAGACCACGGCGATGGATATGGACATATAATTTATAATGCATATGCATGTGGAAAACCAACGATTATAAGAAGTTCAAGATATACTAATCAATTAGCTCAAGAACTTTTTAATAAAGATAATTGTATTGATCTTGATATGATGACAATTGAAGATGCCGTTCATAAAATTAAAGAAGTTTATAACCATAAAGATGCACTAGATCAGATGTCTATTA